CAAGATTACATACTACTTTATAATCAGGATGTTTATGGAGAAATTTGAGTTTTTCAATGTCAATAGATATATACATTTTATCTCCAAATAAAAGAAGGCAGACGGGTTCGATACCGTCTGCTAGGAGCTAACGCTGCTCGCTTCTTTTTATCAGTCTTCAGTTTCTTCAACTGGGTTACGAGGCATCAAACCATGAAACTTCTTCCAGCGCTGAAACTGGGTGTAGGCCGTGTTGCGCTGCCATCCACCAGCTTCCATCGCGTCACGCACATCTTTAAATGTGAGTTCTTCGTTTTTTGTACCATGCAACATATCCAGCACATTCCAGATTTCACGGCAAATTGAACCAATAGAAGGGCGGCGCACACCGTTACGCTCATCGCGATCCTTTTCAATTTTCAAGGATTTGGGCTGAACCACTTCGCCGATCACTTTAGCACGAGGGGCAACAGCAACTTGCTGGGCCTGCGCAGGCTCAGACTTAACTTCGGTTTCTTGCGCTTCATCTTCCTCGTCCATTTCTTCATCCGCGTCAACTTCGTCGATTTCTTGTTCAGCAGCTTTTAAAGCAGCCCGCATTCCGTCGTTATTCAGTTTGCCGTAGCTGATACCTGCATCGCGGCAAGCTTGGCGAAGTGCTTCTTTACCCATCGAATTAAACTTACTCATTTCAGTTTCCTCAGTTAGCGGACACAATCGTGGCGTCCATGGGTTGTAATGTATAGATCAGCTGATTAGCTGTCAACAACTTTTTGCAGGCATGCCGGCGAATTTCGCTAAGTTATTGATTTCTGGTTGAATTTAGTTTTAAAAAGGTATGTCGTCCTCAAAATCTTGTGCATTTTGTGGAGGGTTCCAGCTACTTTTGTCTTCCACAGTAGGAGCTTGCGCAATATTATCAGGATCTACTGTACCGAACCCCGTTCCATCAAAACAATATTTTACAACTTCTGGATATTTCTTGTTGATCCATACGTTCAAATGTGTCGGCACACGTAACTTTGAGGACAGCTTAAGCGCTTCATCTATAGTTGCAGGTATAGGTAAGTCAGACCTATCTGCCCACCATCTAAACGCTTTTCTTTGTGGATAACCTTGGTGTTCTAAACATACAAAGTCATTAAATTTTCTAAGTCCGCAATAATAGCTGACCCGCATACTAGGCGGCGCACCCACTTTTATGTTCTTGTCAAATGTAATGTGGTCAATTTTAAACATTTCCACTTGCGGGAGGTCTTTACTTTTTATTAAATCTTGCGTACTTGCTTTCGTTTTTAATTTTGTCACGAATACAAATTCATAACCACAGTTATCACACTTGCGTACACTTGCGTGCAAATACACTCCACACTGATCGCAGATTTTGATAGGTGCATCCCCTGCTTTCTCACCTTTCTTGCGAGGTATAACTGGATCGTTGATAGGCCCGAGACGCTTAGTGTTGCCTGCGAAATCCAACACCAAGCAATTATTTTTTCCAGCAATTTGGATTGCTTGTAGACGTTGCACATAGTCTGCAATATTAAAACCAGGCGCATAGAGGCATCGTGTACCACGTCCAAGCATCTGAATCCATAGATTAGTCGAAGCAGTTGGGCGCATCATCAAAATAAGGTCAACAGCAGGGAAGTCAATACCTGTGGTTAATACGTTGTTATTAACTGCACAACGATAGCGACCTGACATCCAATCTTGTAATGCTTTGTCACGTCCTTTCATTTTGCTATGAATTGCAACAGTAGGAATGTCCATTGCATTGAGCATCTCCGCAGTATGCACAGCATGATCTACACCCGCGCAAAACCCTAACCAGTGGTGTCTGTCATGCCCATGCTCTAAGGCTTGCTTACACGCTAGTTCAGTAATCTCGTCTCTATCTACAGCGTTTTGCAATTCAGAGTCTATAAAGTCTCCACCTCGCATATGAACACCACTTACATCCATGATAGTAACATTGCGACTTGGTGTGACTAAAGGGCACAGATACCCTTCTTCAATAAGACGGTTAAAGGAGTCCATGCCTGTAATATTGAAACAAAAATCTGTAAATAAATTTCCGCTTGTAAGTAGCCCGACACCTGTTCGCCAAGGTGTAGCAGTGAAGCCAATGACTTTAAGATAAGGGTTGATCGCTCTTAAGTCTTTAATGAATTTGTTATACCGAGTTTCTTCGTCTGGGCTAACAAGGTGGCATTCGTCAATAATAATAAGGTCCACATGTCCAAATTGTGCAGCGTATTTATCTACAGATTGTATACCTGCAAAAATAATAGGGTGATTCGTGTCGCGCTTACCTAAGCCCGCGCTGTTTATACCTGCAGGCGCATCAGGCCATAAATTTATAAGTTTAAGGAAGTTCTGTTGGATTAGTTCTTTTACATGCGTCAAACACATTACTTTCTGTTGACGGTAAAGCCTAAAAACTTCTTGTAAAAATGCTGCGATAACCACAGACTTCCCTGTTCCTGTTGGCATTGCTACCAAAGGATTTCCATGTTTAGAGTTAAAATACTCAAAAATGGATTGAGATGCTTCGCTCTGAAATTGGTGAGGCGTGATTTTCATTAGATGCCAGGCTTCACCGTGTAATGGTCGCATCCTGTAAGTTGACGAGCTTTATCAATTTCTTTTTCATTCATTGTGCAATACCATTTACCGCCTTCTTGTTCACGCAATGGTCTGCTAAACGCACACGTCCTGCAATTCTTTTCAGCAACTTCACCTAAGTGACAAACTCCAATATGATCGCAAAACTTGCACTTAAAAAATCCCGGACTATTGCTTAGCTTTTTAGGAGGCTGAACTAAGTCTACAAGTTGAGAGCCACGATCTAAAAACTGTTCTGCATGATTTGGGTTTAAAGGCACAAGCTCGCAATAAATGTCATCTGTATTTTTATTTACAGCAACATAAAGACAAACAGATAAACCCATTTTAATCATATAGATTTGCATCTGTGTATAGTGTTCAGGTTTAGCTTCTTTTACCCCATCACCTATGAAAACTTCTTTACGAGGGTTTTTGCCAAAAGTATAGTCAAGATAGTTACGCCAGTTATCTCCTGCAAGCTTGTTGAAAGATTTTTCATTGTGGGTCTTAAATTCACCCAGTGCAGGGCGGTCTTGATCAAGGTCGGGTAAATGAATAATTACACCATCACCTGAGCCACCCATGTGTCCATCTGCATGGGAAATGCGAAATTGTTTGCCTTCTTTGTCTTGTTGAACAATCTCGCAACCAATTGTGAGAAGCAGTGCGATGAAACGACCTTCTTCTAAATGACCACGATTGAACAAGCGCAGCATTTGTCCGCTGAACGCTTTTCTAGTAGCCCAGCGCCAAGAATACCAAACCGAACGCGCGCACTCTTGTCCAATGATACTTGCGCCTAAGTGCGAGCGAAATGCGTCATCGTCAGTTCGATACGCGTCACCGATATGTGGTAATACTTTTCTTAAATTCTCTCTATATGCATTTCCTTGATCTTTGCGAATGCATTCATCCATTGCCCAAAGAGTTTTGAAGGCAAGTATTACATTAGACATATTTCACCTAATAAAAAGGCGCGCTAAAAGAAGCGCGCCTTAGAACCACACAAACTCTAATTAACCTGCAGGACGCTGCCAAGGAGGCGTTGCGACTTGTGCCGGGTGAGGGGGTTGTGCGGGCGCTGCAGGTGCTGCCGCTTGCGCAGGTGCTGCAGGGGGTTGCTGTTGCCATGGAGTACCCCCATTAGGCGGGGTCCAAGGTGCAGGTGCTGCAGGAGGCGTAGGCGGTTGCTGTGGTGCAGCTTGCGCAGGTGCAGGTTGTGCCCAAGGTTGCGCAGGTGCAGGTTGTGCCCAAGGCTGTGTTGGCGCGCCTTGAGGGGGTTGCGCCCACGGTTGCGGCTGTTGGGCAGGTTGTGCAGGTTGCTGAGCAGGCGCTGCAAACGGTTGTGGAGGTTGCTGCCATTGTCCTGGATTAGGAGCAGCAGGTGCGCCCGTAGGTTGAGGTGCGTAGTGTGCAGACTGCATAGGGGCTGCAGGTTGGTTAACGACGCCCACTTGCTCGTTGATATTTTTCCACTGCGTAATGACGTTCTGCTCTTCAAACTGATCATTTTCAGGTTTACGCAATTTCACTTTGATGTTCATTGGTTGGTTGTGCAATTGCTGCGAATCAGCAACTTGCAGAACACCAATAGCATGAGCGATTGCAGACAAATTTTTGTAAGCAATTTCGACAGCTTGTGAATTGCTGTTTTGGATATTCAGTATTGAAAAGATTTTGCGATCTTTATAAGGACCGTCGATGATAGTGAAACGCAAATTCAGATAAGCACCTGTGCCATCTTTCGTCGGTTTCATTTCAGATTCTTCAATCATTGCCTTGTACCAACCTGCAGGAACAGGATCAAACCCTGTGCTCGGTTGGACGCGGCTTGCGTCAAAATTTAGTTGAGCCATTTCATCTTACCTCTGAATGGGCTAAAAAGCGGAGCCCTTATTACCGCGTAAAAACGTCTATTCCACACGAATTATATAACACATTTGCAAACGTATTCCACCCATTTTGCGGAGGAGCAGGAATTGGAACTTCTCCAACAATCCCAAATCTATTTCCGGCAACATAGCCTGGCGTACGACTTAAACCTAAAACGCGTCCTTTGTTTTGGGAGATTGCTTTAACCACATTGTCCGTCTTGCTAACAAACACAGGTTCATATAGAAACCCTATAATGTCTGCCCATTGTGTAATGCGTTCGCGTTTACCGTAAGTCTTCGCATTTTTAGGCGAATGCAATAACAAGTCCCAAGAATCATATTCACCTGATGTCGGGTCCATCATTTTACTCGCAAAAACATGGCAAGTAATAATAATGTTGATACCTGCATAAACAGCAAGCCAATCACACATCTGTAAAAATTGGTCAAACTCTTCATTTGCAAGGTTATACGCTTTGCCGTATCCACCATGAGCGCTTTCCATGGTAATAATTTTTTTAGAACCAGGCTTATAAGAAGGGTCACGACGAATAATAGCATCATGGATGTGGCGTTCTAATGCTGTACCGCTGTCAAAAATAAGAGACTTGAATGGAAGTGGTCCTTGTTGGGCATAAGTCATAAGTTCTTGCATAAGCTGCAAAACTTCTTCCCAAGTTTGCAACATTTTTGTCTTTTTGACACTTACACCTGAATAACCTACTTCCAAAGGAACAAGCAAAGGTCCGGGCGCATAAGCGCATAGCGTGGTCTTACCCATTTTTTCTAGACCAGCTAACACAAAGCGAATCCCTGTACGGGAAACACCTTCTGTAACAGAACCAAGGATGCTATTCATTATCAAAATTCTCTGCCAATGTTTGTAACTTGCTTTTAACCATTTCAATTTGATTTTCCGTTTCCTGCCATTTGTCAGGATCTAGAAATTCAAATATTTGGTCTTTCACAAGTTGGTGGATGTATTTTGGCGTTAATGCATCCAATTCCCAGCTTTCGTCACCAAATTGCCTTTGGTACTCGTTGAAACGACTGTCTGTTGTTTTTACTGGATTAGGCGGTGGTTTCTGTTCTTGGATCTGGTCCATGTTTAACGCAATACGTCGAAATTCCCAATCATAATCCGTTCGACTAAACATTTCAAGGCGCGTTGCGAGGTCGCGTGACATATCTATACCGCTTGGATCATGGTCTCCAAGATGTAAGATAACAATATACTGGCTAGCCCCCATTATACGTTTCTTCGCAAATTCGCGCAAGGTTGAGGCGCTTGCGTAACCGCGTGCAGGTAGTAAAGGAATGTCGTATTGTCGACAAATTACTTCTAAAACACCCGCCAATGCTTCTTTTTCAACAATAACAAATGGGCGAATTTCTTGGTTTGCCCACATGTCTTGATGGTATTGGTCAGCAACTGCGTTTAGTATTGCTGTGCCGCTTCTCCAAGATGGTCGCTGGATAACACCCCGCGTTCTATCTTCAATTGCATCCCAGTCAATTAAGCCCGCTAAGCGCGCGTCATTCAATAGCGCTTGCGTGTTTTGGTAGCTCCGGAATGTGTTTTCAATGTGCCCTCGTGCCACTAGCTGATAATAAATCTGACGAACAGTAAGCACAAAACCTTGATTGATATACTCGTTGACAATTTGGTCACACAGTTGAATTAGCCTCAATTTATGAGGTCTAAATGCAGGACATTCTATGTAACGTTCTTTCATGATTGGTTCTGCAATAACAATTTGCAACCGCACGCTGGACAGCGACAATCAAAAACTTCTGTCGGGTCCAATTCTTCTCTCTGCATTTGTTGCACATGGGTGGGTGCAGGGTTTGGTATGTCCACACTTGCAATTCTATTGATTGCAAGTTGTAACAAGTCACTTGGCTGCGGGAAACTATGTTCCAACATCCTTACAAGCTCATCATTGGAATAATTACTTCCAATCACTACTAATTGTGGACTCTCAGGGTACAGTTTGAGTGTGGTCATTGCGTTCTCTTTCTGAATTATTTAAGTTACAAATTAATTATCGTCACGTGACGTACCAAGTATATAGTCTGGACGTCGTTGATCCGGTTGAGGACAAGCTGCAATGATGCACCAACCTTCATCGAGGTTGCGCTGTAGAACCTCCGTACAACAATCAAGGACAACTTTGACACGCTTTAAATTCAGTAAACCATTACCAGGCACGGACACCTTGACTTTATGATTGTAAGAAGGATTGCGCTCACGTATTAGTGATTGAATTGAAGGATGTGTAATTATCTCCTGAATATGCAGCTTTGTACCTTGGGGCACCATATCTAAGTCAACAAGAAAAGTATTCCAATAACTATCAAACTCTCCTTCTTCATTGAGCTTTAATTTTTCTCCAAAAATGATTGCTTTATTTAATTGTTCTATTATTTCAAGAGATGGTTTTTCACCATATTCAATCCTGGCATTTGCAATTGTCATGACATATCCAATGGATTACGAAACCCTTTAAACACGTTGAAACGAGGTTTGTCTTTCACGCCTGTTTGTTGAAATGTTTTGTAAGTCACTATCGCGTTTAAATAGCTGTCACGGTAGTTCCAAATATGTTGACGCATAGCGTCACCGAATCCTGTGCCCACGTTGAAGGTTATACCATCCGCGCCTTGCAGGATTAATGCGCCCAATGTGTTCATCGGGATAAGGTTATCTTTATGCGAGCTGCGCGCGGTATAGCCGAGTTCATTGGTAGTAGCTTCGTTCGCATTGTGCATGCGTTCCTCAAAGCCTATTACGCGCGCTTCTGCGTCTACCCAGCGCTTGACCTTTAACAAATAACCTTCGCGCGCTGTGCTGCGTCCGTACTTATAGCGACCCCCAAGGCTGCGCAGCATTATTCCTTCAAACCCTTGGTCTATGCATTGCTGCTCGTATTTATCAAGCTGCTCTTGTGTTTCAACAAACGCTTGGTCTAAGAATCTAATACGTGGATGGTTTTGTAAAAATTCAGGAGTTTTCAGGTAAGCATTCAGCGCAGACATTCGATTGACGTAAGCGTCTTCCGGTTTTGTCCAGTAATCGAAAATCCACCATGTGAAATCCGGTTCCCCGTCTTGGCGCATTACACCGGACGTCGTTCGTTGCATTACGTCCTTTGCGTTTGGCGGACCTACGGTCAGTTCACCGTCCAAACCGCTTAACCCAGGCTTTTCAATTGTGTCTTGAATAAAGCGGTTAGGTATAGGCTTTTTAGAACGTGAGAACAGCATTAAATCATGACTATAAGCACGAATGCCATCAATCTTTGGACTTGCAAGCACAGGAAATTTAATCTCTGCAGGTGCAGGTGAGGCAAGCATGGGTTTCATTTCCGCCATCACATTCTCCGATATTTGTCGTACAACGCCATGCAGTTTGGAAGCTGTTCGCGTAGTATTTGGTCCACTGCTTTTGCATAGGCTTGCGCTTCCACTTGCGCGTGACTGTGGTCACGTAAACGCAGGAAATGCATGATATTGTGGAGGTCTTGTTTCCAAAGCCAATGCGTGTAATGATTTAGATGTAGAAGTAGGCGCGCGTGTTCATCTGCGACACCTTCTTCTATATAGTTGAGATAATGCTGGTAGCTTCGACTGCAATCTTGTTCAAGATCGTATTTGAATCGTCCTGCTACCGTATCATCTAACCCGTCGCTCTGCCCCTGCTTCGCGTTCACAGGCTTGCCACCAACTATCTCTGGGATGTACCACTCCGCGGGCAAAGTAACATAGCGTCCGCTAACTTCGTTGATTGACACAGTACGGTGGCGAACAAACTGCCGCGCTACAAAGATAGGCAGCTTCATTTCTAACCACACTTCGACCATTTCAAACGGGCTATTGTGCCAGTTCTTCATGAGGTACTCGCACAGCTTTAAATCTTGTTCCCGCGTGCGACCGCTGTCCATTTGGTCAAAAGACATACGCGCTGCGTTTGCAGGGTCAACGTCGTCGGCGTCAAATGCTGGTGGAGGTATATATGCAGTTACATCCATATTTTCTTCTTTAAACGTAATTGATCCCACACGGCGCGTCGGCCCGCTCATGTTGCGCAGTGTTACAAATCCATGATCTAAAACTTTAATTGTAGTCATTGCCTATATCCTGATTAAATTGCTTTACCCGTTCACGTTCTGCTCGCATTGCTGTCTTTGCTCGATAGTCACACGCGCGGTTCGCTGCGTAGCGCGGTTCATGTATATTAGTGTGACCTTTCACATGCCTGAAAGTAATTCGTAAATTGTGCTTATTGCGCAACTTACGGAATACTTCCATCACTGTTTTATAGGAAGCGTTCATCCATCGAAAAGACTGCATTTTTGCAAAAGTATCAATTGCACCCATGCAATCTGTTTGAACTAAAATGTCGTCACCGGGTTGGATTAGTTGTTGCTTCAACCCTTCGTGTATAGCTTTGCAGACTGCCATCATTTCTGCAAGGTTTGCGTCTTGTATTAAGCTCTTAAAAGG